TACCTAAGTCAGAAGATGAGGTAGAAGCTTGGGCTAAGAAGTATCCAGATGTTGCTGGTATTGTTGAAGCTATTGCTGATAAGAAAGCTAATGAACGTGCATCTGAACTAGACGGACGTTTGAAAGAGATCGAAGAGTTACGCTCTACAGCAAGACGTGAGAAAGCTGAAGCAGAGTTAACACAGATGCACCCTGACTTTGTGTCCATCCGTGAAGATGATGCCTTTCATACATGGGCAGAGAAGCAACCTAAGTGGGTACAGGATGCCTTGTATGAGAATACAGACGATGCTAAATCTGTATCTCGCGTTATTGATCTTTACAAGGCTGACACTGGTATTGTAACAAAGCGTACCAACAGTTCAGACAAGGGCGCAGCAAGCTCAGTTAAGAGTAAACGTGCTGCTGCACCAGAGCCAAATGATAGTTCTAGCTACCTGCGTGAATCCCAAGTAGCTAAGATGACTATCAAGGAATACGAGAAACGAGCAGACGAAATTATGGAAGCTCAACGTAACGGCAAATTTATTTACGATTTGTCAAAGAAATAGTTGACATCTTAAGAGAGATGGATACAACTATAGGTATGTACAGTGTCAGGCATTAACTGCCTGTACATGCTTTTCATAAAGCACTAGCCACATCAAAGAACTACCTCAGACTATAGGCCCAGCGTTCAAAGGACGGCCATCCTACGAACTTAGCTGACCACCCTAATACGAAGAGCCTCTTTAGTGGGTATGCAGTGTAAATCCTCACGCCATATCTATAAGGAGAAATTACTATGGCTATTACTTCCGCAAGCGGTGGATTTAACGGGAACTTTTCCCCGATTATCTACTCCAAACAAGCACAGATTGCCCTTCGTAAGGCAGCTGTAACCAACGCAATCACAAACAACTCTTACTTTGGTGAGATCGCCAACCAAGGCGATGTGGTTCGCATCCAGAAAGAACCAGATGTAACTGTAAACGCTCTTCAGCGTCACACAGCTATCTCTGTTGAGAAGTTGAATGATGAAGACTTCTCTCTGACAATCGACAAAGCCAACTACTTCGCGTTCAAGATGGACGACATCGAAGACCAGTTCTCAAACGTTGACTACGTTAGCCTTGCTGCTGACCGTGCAGCGTATAAGATGGCTGACTCAATGGACGCAGACGTTTTGTCTTACATGTCAGGTCACACCACTGCTGGTGTTCTTATCACTTCTACCTCTGGCGATGCACAGCACGACACAGCTGGTAACTTGACTGGTGAATTGCTCACAGCAAACCACCTGACTATCGGTGACATGAACAACATCACAACTGCCGACTCCGGTGGTACAGGTGACTCCATCCCACTGGCTCCACGTTTGCCTGGTGCGACTTCGTTCTCCGCAACTACTGCTTCACCTTTGCAGCTCATCTCACGTATGGCACGTCAGATGGACGTAGCAAATGTTGACTCACGTGGTCGCTGGATCTGTGTAGACCCAGTGTTTGTAGAGCTTCTGAAAGACGAAGACTCACGCCTGTTGAACGCAGACTTCGGTGGTTCCGGCTTGATGAATGGCTTGGTAATGAACAACATCCACGGCTTCCGTGTATACATTTCCAACAACCTTCCAGCAGCTGGTACTGGCGCAGGTACTTCTGGTACAACTGGTCAGGATGACAACTACGGTGTTATCGTAGCTGGTCAAGACGATGCAGTAGCATCAGCTGAGCAGATCAACAAGGTAGAGAACTACCGTGACCCAGATTCATTCGCTGACATTGTTCGCGGTATGCATCTCTATGGGCGCAAGATTCTCCGCCCAGAAGCACTTGTAACTGCACGTTATAACGCTGCTTAATAGGCTTAACATTGGGGCTGGCTACACGCTGGCCCCTTTGTGCTTTCTTCACACATAAAGGGACATCACAAGATGGCTATCACAACTGCAATGTGCAACAGCTTCAAGCAAGAGCTTCTTGGGGGTGTTCATGATCTGGATACAGATGTACTAAAATTAGCTCTTATTAAGACTTCCATGTCAGGTACTTACGGTGCTGCTACAACTAACTACTCTGATGTTACAGGTAATACAGACGAAGCTGTAGGTACAAACTACACAGCTGGTGGTCAGGCTCTAGACGGTGCTACTATTACTCTTGACGGCAGTACAGCTATTGTTGACTTTACTGATGAAGTATTTGGTAACGTAACTATTTCCACAGCGGGTTGTATTATCTACAACTCAACGCAGGGCAATAAAGCGGTAGCAGTTATTGACTTTGGTGGCACTGTTAGTGCTACAGCTGGTGACTTGACTATTGAGTTTCCTGCTGCTGCAGCTGCTACAGCTGTAATTCGTATCGCCTAAACACCACAAGGATACCTATCCATGACGATTAAGTTTGCTAACCGTGTAAAGGTTATATCTACTACTACGGGTACTGGCACAATTACGCTTGGCTCTGCAGTAGAGAGTTTCCAGACTTTCTCTGATGGTGGTATCCTTGATGGCAACTCCGTTAGATACACTATTGTAGATACTAATGACTGGGAAGTAGGCACAGGTGTATATACACACAGTGGCACTACAATGTCTCGCTCGTTAGAGGAAAGCTCAACAGGTTCCTTACTCAATCTATCGGGTCAACAAGAAGTTTTTATTACTACTTCTGCTACTGATATTGAGAACCTTGGTAGTAGATCTATTGATTACTTCTACTTCACAGCTACAGCTGGTCAGACAGTATTTACTGGTAATGATGATAACAGCAATCAGTTAGCCTTCTTTGAAGATAACATTATTGTCTTCATGAATGGTATTGTTCTTGAGGGCAACAGCCAAGACTACTCTGTATCAGGTGGTAACACAGTAACGCTTACTGCAGGTGCTGCACTCAGTGACGAGATTAACATTGTAGTATTTAAGGCTTTTACTCTAGCTGACACAGTATCTAAAGTTACTGGTGGGCAGTTTGACGCTAACGTAGACTTTGCTGCAGGTATTGATGTTACAGGCAATATTACAGTTACTGGTACTGTAGATGGCAGAGATGTAGCTACAGATGGTACTAAACTAGATGGTGTAGAAGCAGGCGCTACAGCTGACCAAACCAAAGCTGATATTGATGCTCTTAACGTAGATGCAGATACACTAGACGGGCAGCACGGTAGTTATTACACAGGCTATGCAGATACCGCAGTAGCTAACCTTGTAGATTCTGCTCCTGGCACACTAGACACATTAAACGAACTAGCAGCAGCATTAGGTGATGACCCTAACTTTGCTACTACCACTGCTAACAATATTGCTTCTAAAGTTTCTAAGTCTGGCGATACTATGACGGGTAATCTGGATGTCCAAGGCACTGTGACGGCTGATGGGCTGACTGTGGATGGCGAAGGTACTTTTACAAAAAATCAAACGGCTGACACTGCGGTTGAAGTTTCTAACTTAGGCATCGCAGGAGCCAACACAACTTCTAGTTTTATTGTTTCAGAAACAGTAGGTACACCTAAAGGTTGGTTTAGACGTTATAGAGATGGAACAGGAACTACAGCAGTAGGCTTTAGTGATAAGTTAGTTTTTGAAGGCGAAATTGGCTCTACTCCAACTAACCGCATGGAAATTGCCTCCAACGGCGACCTGTCACTGTACGATTCCACAGGCACGACACCAAAGTTCTTCTGGGATGCGAGTGCGGAGAGCTTGGGCATTGGGACTGCAAGTCCGTCACAAGGTATTCACCTCAAAGCTGCATCTGGAAATTCATATATAAAAGCAGAAAGAACAACTGCATCTCAGGGTGAAGTAGGCTTTAATACTGACAATTGGTATATGTATCAGAAACCAAGCAGTAGTGACTTACATTTTTATAATACTGCTGACCGTTTAACCATCAACTCATCGGGCAACGTAGGCATTGGGACGAGTTCGCCTCAAGATGCCTTACATATTGCAAAAGCAAGTGCTGTTCTTCGCCTTGAGGATACAGACACAAATCACATAAGCACAATTCAGAGCGGTGGCTCTGGCTTAATTATTACGGCTGACGCAGCAAATACAGAAGCGTCAAGCTATATGGGGTTTAATGTAGACGCCTCAGAACGTATGCGCATTGACTCATCGGGCAACGTAGGCATTGGGACAGATTCGCCTAGTTCAAAGCTGCACGTTGATGGTAGTGGACTAGCGATCAAAATAGACGGTTCGGCTAATACTTCTCGTGGTATATTGTTGCGAAACACTGGTACTGCCGAAGGTCAAATACAAACAGACGGGAATATGCACTTCATCCAAGAGGATGCAGGTAAGTATATGCGTTTCTCTACCAACAACACAGAAGCCATGCGCATCGACTCATCGGGCAACGTAGGCATTGGGACGAGTTCTATTGACTATACTGCGGCTGGTAGGACAGTCGTTCATATTGAAGGCTCTTCTGGTGCATTGTTAGCAATGGAAGACACTGGAGCAAAAAGTTACTTTTTCCAGAATGGCAATGACCTGCTTTTAGAAAATGACACT